CAATACAAGATGCCCGGATTGCCCTTTTTCTAACGGAGACATTTGTGAGATCTGCATCCCTGCAGAAGAATGGTACGCGGACGAGGAGGAATGAAAATTGAATCTTGAAAAAGGCCAAAAATAAAGCCCGCCAGCACGGCAATGCTGACGGACTAGAGGTGAATCTTTCCTGAGGATTCACCTCCATTGTATCACAGGAGGGCGTGAGATGGAAGAAATGGAAAAAACTCTAGAAGATTTTATGGGAGAAATGGATTCTCCGTATCTGCAATCTGACGGAGATGCTGAAGCTATCCTAGTCAGGATTAGCAAACGGAATCGGGCAAAGGCAGCTGCCCAAAAAGATGCCGAAAGGTGGCACGCTAAGGTAAATGCATGGCTGGAAGCCAAAATCAGCAGTATCGATAACGCTAACGCATCGGATGAAGTCAAACTGCAGTTGTACGCAGAAGAACGGCTGAAGAACAGCAAGCGGAAATCCGTTAGCCTGCCTAGCGGGAAATTCGGGTTCCGGAAAGGCCAACCGAAGATTGAACATCAGGATGAAGTGCTGCTGCAGTACGCCAAGGAAAGTAACCCTAAGTTCGTCAAGGTAAAAGAGTCGCTTGACTGGTCTGGACTCAAAAAATCCTGTGTTATCGACAAAGACATGATGATCGATGAAAACGGCGAAGTTCTGCCGGGCATTACGATCCATCCGGCAGAACAGACATTTTATGTGAGCATGAAGGAGGACACCAATGAAGACAAGTGACACCCTGAAGGAAATCGCACCGGCCCTGGTGGCTTTCCAAGCAGAAGTCAAGGATCCCCGCAAAGACAGTGATAACCCCTACTTCAAGTCAAAGTACGTCGAACTGGACGGCCTGATGATGGCCGTCCGACCGGTGGCCAATAAGCACGGCCTGTTCATCAGTCAGGATGTCACCACGGAAATGACAGAGTCCGGCAAGACTAAGGTCTGGTGCCGGACTCGGTTGACCCATTCGAGCGGCGAATTCGTAGAAAGTGATGGACAATTTAACATCGCCAAGGGCAACGACCCACAGAGCATCGGTTCCAGTGAAACCTACATCCGGCGGTATGATCTGAGCGCCTTCCTTGGCATCGCCTGGGACAAGGATGATGATGGCAATGCAGCCAGCCAACCGGAGCAACAGAGCTACCGGAAACAGCAACCGGCCGAGAAGAAAGAAGATCTGCCGTTCAAGATACCCTATATCAAAGAAAAACCGAACCAGCTACAGGTGAACCACCTTGAAGCTATGTGCCAGTATCTGAACAAAGATGTAGCAAAAATGTGCGAATATTATCGTGTCGAATCCATTGCTGAGATGGGCTATTTCGCTTACAACAGAGCGTACAAACAGCTGGGCAAGAAGCTGATGGAAAATGGATTCATTCAGGATGCTGATATGAACTGGCATAAAGTTTGATATGACAAATAAAATAATTACAACTCTGGAAAGGGGGTGACAAGATTGAAAGTCAATTACATCTCTGAAATCAATGCCTTTTATAGCTGGCTAGATACGAATCCCACACTTAGCGCATCAGCGAGACACTTATGGGACGTGCTCATGCACTTCAATAACTCTTGCGGATGGAAGGAGGAATTCACGGTGTCGCTTTCAAGGCTTGAGGACGCTACGGGATATAAAAGAGACACAATCTACACCGCCCGAAATGCCTTAGTTCAACACGGCAGAATTAGAGTGACGCAGAGGAAAGGCAATAAATCAGCAATTTATTCGATGATTTTTTTCTCGGACTCTCCTGTGGATAACTCTGGAGCAAATAACCGTGTGTCGGATAAACCGACACACGCCCCGACACACACCCCGACACAGACCCCGACACACACCCCGACACAGTTGCCCACCATTACTAAACTAGATAAGAGTAGAGTAGATATAGGTGGAGGAGCCGCGCGCGCGAGGAGCCCCCAAAGGGTTGACCATGATCCGGATTTTGGAGAGGTCATTAAGGCCTTTAGTGACAATATCAATCCCGTCACGCCATTCCAGGCTGAGGATCTTTTGGCCCTCTACGAGGAGTACGGCAAGGATAGGGTAATTTGGGCCATACGGGAAGGTGCCAGGAATAACGCCAGAAGTCTGCGCTATATTGAGCGCGTCCTTGAACACTGGCGTCGAGGGGACTCAGGACCAGGGACTAAGGCGCAGCCAAAATCGGCGGCAGATCTTTATGCCTCCATGGCTGCTGTTATACCTGATGAGGGGGATGATCCCGAAAAAATCGCAGCGTGGCTGCAGGAGGAAGGAGTGGACCTAGATGCCATCACAAAGAGCAGCGGCCATGGCGCTGATTAAGGCTTGCTATCCCAAATTCACCGAGATTCAGGGAGCGGCCTATACGCAGCTCCTTGCCGACATACCAGAGGGCGTCCTTGCCCAGGCCGTAAAAAACGTGATTAAGGTGAGCCGCTATGTGCCGACGGTTGCGGAGATTAGGGAGGAGGCTAGTGCTATCCTCAAGGCCGCGACCAAGACAAAGGCCCCGATCCCGGAGGAAGAGTGGGAAAAAGTGCTCAAGGCCATGGCTCATATCGGCCCGTACAGGTCGCCAAAATGGGAATGCGATACGACTGCTGCAGCGGTCAAAAAAATCGGCTGGATGACGCTCTGCGGGGCTGATATGAGCAGTCTGCCTTACCTGAGGGCCCAGTTTATCCAGACTTGGAACAAAATCAGCGACGCTGCAAAAATGCAGCGCAGGATGGACAATACGCTGCACAGTCAGGCAGGCCTTACCATCGTGGGCAAGCTGACGCAGACGCTGGGAGCAGGAAATAAAAAGTGTCTGGAAATAGGAAAATGATGAGGAGGGAGAGCCTTGAATAAGATTTTTTTGTTAGGCCGGCTTGTACGTGATCCGGAAGTACGGGTAACGCCTACGGAACGTACTGTCTGCACCTTTACCCTGGCGGTGGACCGTCCCTTCACTGCAAAGAACGGCCAACACGAGGCGGATTTTATCAACATCGTCACTTGGAATAGAACTGCTGAACTATGCGGGAACAGTTTGCTCAAGGGACAAAGGGCCCTTGTGGAAGGTCGGCTCCAGATTCGTAGCTATGATGACAAAGATGGACAAAAACGGCGCGTGGTGGAAGTAATTGCAGACCGAGTGGAATTTATCGAGCACCGAGAAAAATCTGCTCAGAACGCAAATGCGGCGGCAAGCGGCCCTATGGATGTGTTTGGCGAAGGTGGCAATCGCACCAGTCAGCCATCTAAGCCGCAACCGAAGATAGAAGAGCAAAATTACTTTGACGAAGAAATCCCATTCTAGGAGGGAGTTATGATGACAAAAACCCGAGGACCGGAAGGCCCGACAAAAGACGATATTGCATGGTATCTAAAGGTAATCGCCGGTCAAAAAAAAGAAATCCAGAGACTGCAGGAGCTCAAAGGCGGAAGCGAGCTGAAAACCCTGAAAAAGGAAAACCTCCGGCTCAGGCAAAAATTGGACCTGATGCCAACAAACGTTGACCTTGGATGCGGCACACCAAAACCCCTATATGAGCTATTTGATGCAACGGGGATGACCTATTACGCGCTGGGCAAAGCAAGTGATATCCCTGCTCAGAACGTTAAAAAGACCATCGACGATGGAGCCAATATCCGCATTGAAACGGCAATAAAGCTTACTAGCACCCTTGGCGTCACGCTATCTGATGTGCTCTGGGGCGTGGGACGCCCTAAAATCAACTCCTGAGGCAGGGAGGGACAGCAATGACTAACAGCAGAAGAAAGGGCGCAAAGGGAGAGCTGGAAGTCGCTAGGCTCTGCAGGGCGGAAGGCTATGAGGCGCGGCGCTCGGCGCAGTTTTGTGGCAACAACCCTGACGGCACGGCTGACGTGGTAGGCCTGCCGGGGATCCACATCGAGGTCAAAAGGGTAGAGCATCTCAACATCGATGATGCCCTAGATCAGGCGAAGAGAGATGCAGCTAAGACCACGGGCAACCTACCGACCGTCTTTCACCGAAAAAATAACACGGCTTGGAAGGTTACCATGGATGCATGCGATTGGTTTAAATTATACAGGGAATGGGAGGCTGGCAGAGATGAAAAAGAAAATCCTTGATGTCTGCTGCGGCTCCAAGATGTTCTGGTTTGATAAGCATAATCCGGACGTTGTCTTCATGGACAAACGAAAAGAAAAGATAGTCCTGCAGGATGGCAGGGAAGTGATTATCGATCCCGATGTTGTTGGTGATTTTAAAGAAATGCCATTTGATGATTGGACTTTTGACATGGTGGTCTTTGACCCGCCTCATCTTCTGCGGGCTGGAGAAAGCAGTTGGCTGGCCGCAAAATACGGGGTGCTCGGAAAGACCTGGCAGGAAGATCTTCGAGAAGGATTTTGTGAATGTATGAGAGTCTTAAAAAACAACGGGATCTTGATTTTCAAGTGGTCCGATGACCAAATCAGTACGGCTGACGTTTTGAAGATCTTCCCAGAAGACCCGCTATTCGGAAATCGGCGCGGCAAAGCAATCTTTCTTGTTTTTATGAAGAGGTGAAGAGAATGAAAGAAATGCAAGTCACCGATAAAGACCTAATCAAAGCACTAAAAACAGTCGATAAGTATTGCGACCAACATTATGGTCATGGATGCAAAGAATGTTTGTTACACAAGGAAGAAATGTGCGTTGATGAAATCATGATTGATATGCGCAGCATGCCGAAGGAGGAAGACTATGGAAAATGACAAGGAAATTTTTAAAATCGTGTCTGCGTTTCGAAAAGTAACAGAAATTAGAGATGCACTTAATGACGTCCTTGGTGATTATGAAATTATGATCAAAAAATGCCGGAATACAGACGATAAAAAAGAGTTTCTTAAATCTTTCCTAGGGGCTCAAAGGGTTGCGTTATTAGAGGAACTGGAAAAGCTGAAAACGGTCTGCCGGGACCTTGAAAAGGTGGAAAAGGAACTTGAAAAAGAGGATACAGAAAATAAAGTCCTCCCTCCATGGGCCCTAGATCCACGCCTGAAAAAAGAGTTAGAAGACCTTGCTTGGAGCTATACTGTCGCTTATGCGAGAACTTTTAACGAGGACATCCTTCCTATTTATGCAACATCAATCAGCTTGTCAATTAGCGACGTCATTGCTAATAAGAAAGCATCTATGGAGAACGCTAGCAAGGAGGACTAATGGATATTGAACCACTGATCTTTTGCTACCGCATCAAGGGGACCGAGTACCATCTTTATCGTAATGTCTCCGCAGGGAAATGGGGAGTCCTGAAGGAAAGGGCCTCTGACTATAATCCAAAGGGAATTAAACGATGGTATGATTCCAGGGCGGAAGCTGAGAACGCGGCGAAGAGAGAGGGAAAAAGGAGCAAGCCAACATACTAAAGGTAGACGGGAGGCCGATTGAATGTATAACAATGACTACGAGAACATCATTAAGAAATACCTGAGGAACTATATCACCTGGAGGACCTACTTGGACAATCTGCAGATTAGGATTGAAGACTTAGCATCAAGGCTTAAACTTGAAGCGGCCCCCAAATGCACAAAGTTTGAATTTACTGGAGGCGGGGGATGGGAAACCCTTTCACCCGAAGAAGCGGCAGCGATCCAACATGAAAAGGATGAAGCGGTATTGAAACGGCTTAAAAGCGATTTTAGTCAGTACAACTCCGTCATTAAATGCCTGGACAAGTGCATCGGCGAGCTCAATCAGGTTGAGCAAGACGTCATCAACCAGCGGGGCATCAACGGCGAAAATTGGGCAGCCGTTTCAATGCGCAACAGCATGAGCGAGTCCAACTGTCGGGCATGTTTTAAGAGGGCCGTAAGAAAAATAACCGGGATGTATTTTGGGCCTGCAGCTTACCCTGAGCAGGGATCGCTTTTTCTTCCTGGCGGTAATCTCTACATTTCGCTACAAGACAAAAAAATAAATTAGCACTTTTTAAGCACTTTTTAAGCACTTTTTAGACAGAAGTCAGGCGCTTTTCAGGCACTTTTATCGGCTTTTCCGTGCTATACTAATAGCGTCGCAAGATGGCAAGCGACTTCCATACCCCTCTTTCTTGTGAATTGGACAGAAAAAAGGACTCTCTTTGTGAGGGTCCTTTTTTCGTGGGGAAATAGGTGGTGAAGATGCAATGAATCACAAGCTAACTGAAAAACAAGAGCGGTTTGTTGATTATTACATCGAAACCGCTGGCAATGCCACAGAGGCAGCGCGGAAGTCTGGGTATGCAAAAAGTACCTGTGAAGACGCCCCTAGATGGCTGAACCCCAGAGAAACCCAGTTCAAACCGTACCTAAAGGAAGCAATCGATGCTCGGCTAGCTGAACTGAAGACCAAACGTACTGCTGACGCAACAGAAGTCGTTGAGTATTTAACCTCCGTTATGCGAGGGGAACCAGAAGATGAAGCAGTCGTTGTGGTAGGACTTGGCGATGGAGTTAGCCAGGCCCGAAAAGTCAACGTGAAGGTATCCACTCGTGATAGAACGAAAGCGGCAGAGCTCTTAGGGCGGGTTTATGGCCTTTATACGGACAAAGTAAAGCTGGAGGATACGCCTACACCAGTAATCATAGATGACTTGGACGGTGATGCTGATGGCTGATAAAATTCGACTTTCTAACTTGATTGCGCAGCCATTCAAAAGGCTTCATCAAGCAGTGAAACATCATGACTACACGCATTACTGGCTAAAGGGTGGGCGCGGATCTACAAAATCATCCTTTGTTTCCCTGGAGTTTATCCTCCAGATGATGAAGCGCCCAGAAATCAATGGTGTTGCTTTTCGTAAGGTCGGGAATACTACCCGAAACTCCGTCTTTGAGCAGCTGATATGGGCCATCCAACACCTTGGTGTTGCAGCCTATTGGAAAAGCACGCTCAGCCCCTTGGAATTAACGTATATTCCAACAGGACAGAAAATCCTTTTCCGAGGCTTAGACGCAGAAAACAAAGGAAAGTCAATTAAGTGTGCCAAGGGATATTTCGGTATTGTTTGGTTTGAAGAATTGGCAGAATTTAATGGGCCATCCGAGATTTCCACGACCTTGCAATCGCTCCTTCGTGGCGGTCCGGAATATTGGGTCTTTTATTCTTACAATCCTCCTAAATCCAGGGATTCATGGGTCAATCAAGAATCCCTGGTTGACGTCCCTGACCGAATTGTCCACAGCTCTTCTTACCTAGACATTCCAACGGAGTGGCTTGGCGAACAGTTCTTCCTGGAAGCGGAGAAGCTGAAGCAAAAGAATGAGACATTATACAAGCATGTTTACCTCGGTGAGGTCACGGGCACTGGTGGCGCCGTGTTTGAAAATGTGGAAGACCTGACCATGAGCAGCGACCAACTGCAGCAGTTCGACCGCCGCTATTTTGGACTCGACTTTGGTTTCGCCGTGGATCCCTTGGCGTTTGTCGCTATGCACTACGACGCAAAACGTGAAGATCTTTATATTTTCGATGAAATTTACCAACAGAAGCTGACGAACAGGAACGCTGCCGACATGATTAGCAAGAAATATCCTACTGCCCGTATTTTAGGTGACTCTGCAGAACCTAAATCCATCTATGAGATGCGCGAGTATGGTGTCAATGTCAACGGCGCGAGAAAAGGCCCTGACAGTGTCCGTTTTGGAATTAACTGGCTGCAGAGCCGAGCACATATTTACATCGACAGGCGCCGGTGTCCAAACACGTTCCAGGAGTTCAGCAGTTATGAATACGACCGGAACAAGGATGGGCAATTCATCAACGCTTTCCCAGACAAAAACAACCATGCGATTGATGCTGTTCGCTATGGTATGCAGGGCTGTATGCCTCACGGCAGGGCTCGGATATTGAGGTGATGAAAAATGAACATTGAAGCGGCAAAACAGCTCATTAAAAAATATGCAGCCGGGCATGCGGCGTTTATTTCACACGCAATGACCGCAAAACGCTACTACCTGGTTAATAACGATATACTCTATGCTCCGCCGAAACAAAGGCAGGAAGTAAAACGAGGGGAATCAGCAATGGAGAATCCGCTGCGCAAAGCAGACAACCGGATTCCCTTTTCTTTTTATCAGCTGCTGGTCAATCAAAAGGCGTCCTATATGTTCACGGCACCGCCTTTATTTGATGTTAAGGATGATCAGGCAAATGATCTAATCCAAGCAGCTTTGGGCGACGCCTACAAAAAGAAGTGTATGGAGCTGTGTGTGAATGCTTGCAACGCCGGTATTGGGTGGGTCCATTATTGGCAAGGGCAGGATAACGAATTTCATTGGGGAGTAGTTCCTAGTGAAGAAGTGATTCCTGTATGGTCCACGGACCTGGACCACAGTCTGGTTGCCTGCCTGCGGGCATATCAAGATATTGACGATGATGGGAAAACATGGGACCTATACGAGATTTGGGATGATAAACAGTGCCAGACGTTCCGCAAACGGAGCGATGAAGGTCTGGACAATCTTGTGCCGTGGGCACGGTTTGCATCGGGCATGCTATTGATTGATATGCCAGAGACCGATAGCAATGTATACAATCACAAGTTTGGCAGGGTGCCGTTTATTCCCTTCCAGAATAACAGCAGCGCTGCCAGTGATCTAGACCAGGTCAAGAAACTCATTGACTGCTATGACCGGGTTTTCTCCGGGTTCCTAAATGACCTGGAAGACATCCAGGAAGTAATTTTCGTCCTCACAAATTATGGAGGCGAAGACCTTGGGCAGTTCCTGAAGGAGCTAAAGTATTACAAGGCTATCAGCCTGGAAGATGGTGGGACTGGGTCGGGCGGAAATGTTTCTACCCTTACCATTAATATTCCCGTTGAAGCGCGGGACAAGATGCTGGATATTACCCGTAAGGCGATCTTTAGCATGGGTCAGGGCGTTGACCCTGAGCAGCAAGGCATGGATAAGACTTCTGGTGAGGCCATGAAGTTCTTATATGCATTACTGGAGTTAAAGGCCGGCCTAACAGAAACGGAATTTTCCTTGAGCTTCAATGAACTGATCCGAGCAATCTTAAGATTCCACGGGATGGAACGGCTTGGAAAGGCTAGATCTGGAATCATCCAGACCTGGACTCGGACAGCAATTCGCAATGATGCGGAGCTGGTGGATATGTGCGCCAAATCAGAAGGCCTTGTGAGCCGCAAAACGCTGCTCAAGAACCATCCTTTTGTTGAAGATGTGTCCGATGAAGAAAAGGAGCTATTGGCAGAAGAACAGGCCCAGGCCGACCGCATGGACCCTTATTCTGACCTGAAGGACGGAGGAGGTGAAAAGGATGCTTAAACTGCTGCTGGCTTACATTGATGCTTTCGGGGCTGATTTCCCCATCACGAAGGTGAAAGACCGGAATGAATACGAAATCTGCCGGATTATCCAGGAATGTCTGGAAACCAACACGGCCTACGGTGCTACCAGCACCACGACCAGTTCTACTGGCACAAAATAACCTCAGCCAATCCTCACACGAGGCAGGTGAACCTCGGTAAAAACCGGAAGGAGAAAACATGAATATCGAAGAGTTGATTAAGAATCTTGGCATTGCGCAGGAAGGTCAAGCGATGGCCACGGATGCAATTAAGGCGTTTCTGGATGGGTCCTATATTCCAAAGGCTCGTTTTAACGAAATCAATGAAAAGAACAAAGACCTGGTTGCTCAAATTGCAGACCGTGACAAGCAGCTGACTACCCTGAAAAAGGCTGCCGGAGACAATGAAAGTTTGAAAGCTCAGATTGAAAATCTGCAAAAGGCGAACAAGGAGCAGAAGGATGCCGCGGACGCGCGAATCAAGACTCTGCAGCTTGATAGTGCCATCAAACTGGCTCTGGGAGAATCTGTTCAAGACCTGGATATTGTTTCCAGCCTGATTAAGCGTGATGCTCTCGTCCTCGGAGAAGACGGAAAAGTCTCCGGGCTGAAGGAGCAGGTCGAAGATTTGCGCAAAACAAAACCATTCCTGTTCAAACAGGAGGGCGGAATGCCTAGCTATCATCCCCGTGGCGGGAGCGGGCCCTTGATGGATAACCCGTTTGCGAAAGAAACCTTCAACCTTACGAAACAAGGCCAAATGCTCAAAGAAAACCCTGAAAAGGCCCGGGAAATGGCCTCCGCGGCTGGGGTCAAGATTTAAAGGAGGAATTATCCATGGCTGGAACGACGCTTAAAGACGTTATCGTCCCTGAATTATTTAACCCCTATGTCATTAACCACACGGCAGAACGCTCTGCCCTTTTTAAATCTGGGATTATCCAAAGAACTCCTGAGTTTGATGCACTTGCTGGTGAAGCGGCTCGAACTCACAATATGCCTTTCTTTGAAGATTTGACTGGTGATGCACAGAACATTGTCGAGGGCACTAAAATTGAACAGAACAAAATCACTTCCAATAAGGACGTTTCCACGACCATCATGCGGCAGAATGCTTGGAGCGCGACGAACTTGTCCGGAGCATTGGCAGGAGCAGACCCGATGGCTGCGATTGGGAACCTTGTTGCCGATTACTGGGTCCGTCAGTACCAGAAGGAATTGATTGCGATCTTGGCTGGTGTTTTTGCATCCGAAAGCATGAAGGACCACGTCAAGGATATTTCTACTGCCACGGGCAAAGCAGCTAATATTTCTGCTGCAGCCTTCATTGATGCACTGCAGCTTATGGGGGACGCCCAGGACCAACTGACTGCTGTGGCTATGCATTCTGCAACAAAGGCATACCTGAAGAAGCAGAACCTGATTGTCACCGAAAGAGATTCCAACTCCGTGGAATTTGATACCTATCAGGACCGTCGTGTCATTGTTGATGATGGTTGTCCTGTTGAGGACGGCGTTTACACGACCTACCTCTTTGGTGCTGGCGCCATTGCTTTTGGCGAAGGTTCTCCTGTCGATTTTGTTCAGACCGAAGTAAACCGTGACCCGAGCTTGGGCGCTGGTGTGGATATTTTGTATAACCGCCATGCCTTCATCATGCATCCGCGGGGTGTTGCTTGGACCAATAAGAAACGGGCTGCAGTAGAATCTCCTACCCGTGAGGAACTGTCCGATGGAACCAACTGGAATCGAGTATATGAATCCAAGCAGGTTCGCCTTGTGGCTATTAAGCACAAATTAGGCTGATAGGAGTGATGCTGGATGGACAGCGAGCAGTATTGGGCCAGACGCGCCGATGAGCGGGAACGCTACTGGCACAAAAAATCCCAGGAAACGATTGAAAAAGAACTGGCCCGGTACTACGCTTCTTCGCTGGAGGAAATCCAGAAAGACATCCAGGCTCTATACGGCCGTTTTGCCAAGGACAACCAGCTGAGTATGACCGATGCCAGGAAGCTTCTGCAAGGGCCTGAATTTAGGAAATGGCGGTATACCATTGATACCTATGTGAAGAAAATTGGCGCGGGGGAAGCTGGGCTCCTGAAGGAACTTAACACCCTTGCTATGCGCAGCCGAATCAGCCGATTGGATAAGCTATATGCTGATACGCTCATGGAGCTTGATAGCCTGGGTCGAAAAACGGATTCAGCCATGAAAAGTTTCCTGACGGATGCCTACAAAGACAACTATTTTCACGGCATGTATGAAATTGGAAGGACCATGGGGTTAAAGGCCCCACGGGTTGCAGTGACAAATCAAAGCCTGGAGGATGTCTTGCGGAACCGTTGGAGTGGCAAGAACTATTCTGAACGGATCTGGAAGAATCAAAGGCTCCTAGGCAGAACGCTGCAGCAGGAAATGACCACAGCAATTCATCGCGGGGAATCGGTACACGCTATTTCTAAACGGATTGCTAACCGAATGGATGTGGCAAACAGTCATGCTACCCGTCTTGTGCGCACGGAATTGAACTATGTGGAGAACATGGCCACGCTGCGAAGCATCAAGGATGCGGGTATGGATTATTACCGCTTCATAGCCACGCTGGATAGCCGTACAACGGATATTTGCCGTTCTCATGATGGAAGTATCATAAGTGTGGAAGAAGCCTCTCCAGGGGACAATTTGCCTCCCTTACATCCGAACTGTCGCTCTACCATTTCTGGCAGTCTTTATGGCCCGGACGATGATCATAAACGCGGGGGGACCCGAATTGCTAGGACTGCAGAAGGAAAGAATTATTATGTGCCTGCAGATATGACCTATCCGGAATGGGAAGACAAGTACGCTATTAAGGCCCAGACGCTGCCCAAAAATCCTCATGCAGGGAAGGCCGTCCTAGTAGATGTTGTGGCAAATAGTGCTGGTGGGAATACGGTGAAGGTGTATGAGGGAGAGAAAATCCACGTTGACGTAGATCCGAAAAATACGCAGTATTACAAAAGCGCTGCCGTTGGCGATGAGAATATCATTGTAAAGCGAGGCCAACAAGAAATCGTCTTTCATCAAACGATTTCTTACCCAAGTATGTTTATTGCTGAAGGGATTTCTATAAAGCCTAAACAAATGCATGTTTTCCAGCAGAAACTACGGGAAGCAGCTGAAATCGTTGGTGAGCAGACAACATCCCAACTGCCTCCAATCTTTGTTATGGACGAAATACAAATGCAAAAGAACGTAGTTGCAGCTTATGGATTTGATGAAAAAAGGCTTTATCTTGTTTCCGCTTTCTTTGATACGCAAAAGCTTGCAGTACTTCAAAAAGATGGTGTGTTGCCTGACAATCCTTTAAGCTCACTAGTGCATGAACTATTACACTGGAAAGATGCTCAAAGATATCTATTCAACCATGGAAACATGAAAGGATATAAAAAATGGATTCGTGCTGCTTGCCAGAAAAAAGTTGAAGCGTTGATAAGAAAAGGATATAATGTTTGTGTAAGCCAATATGCAATGGATATGCTTGAAAGTAACGCATATGACGAGGTTTACACGGAATTCAGAACGTTACGTCTGTTGAAAGGAGGTTTTTAGTATGCCGAGAATTATATTCCCGCCAGAAGCGAAAAAGCTATCTGATGAATATCGGCCATACATGGACTTTACAAAGTTGCCTCCGTGTTTTAAGCCGGGAACGCCGGATTATATCAAGAAAAAAAAAGCTGAGTGGCATAAAATTGTGGATCCGATCCTTAAAGGAATGGACGATTTCGTTTACGGGAAAAGTTCACAGTAAAACTTTTATATCTGAAAGCGCCTAGCAGAAATGCCTGGTGCTTTTTTCATGTCCGAAATGAGGTGATGGTTATGGCTACTACCTATCTGGACCCTGCTGAGGCGATTGCAGAGATTAAGGAAAATGTGGTTACCATCCGAGGGAAACCTGCGGATGATAAATTAGAGCTTTACGCTAGGTACTTTGTTGGGGAAGTCTTGGATTATTGCAACAGGGACGACTTCCCGCAGGTCCTTTGCATGGCGGGTGCCGCCCTTATTATCCGTTGGTTGGACGACCTGGAAAACGGAGGACGCAGCGCCTTAAAATCCATCAAGCAGGATGACACGGAGTACCAGTTCGCTGTTGCAGAGGTTCCCCAGACTGGGAGTACACTAGAAAGCGACCTATATGCTTTGCGGCCGCGTCTAAACCTCTATAGGAAGGTCAGGTGGAGAGAATGATGGCGCCGTGGGTCCAGTGTAAGGGCCTCTTAGCACAGTATATGTATCGTGACAGGGTTACGGTGACAAGGCAAGAAATTGCTGTTGATGAAGAAGGTGCCGATATTTTCACTACGAAGGACGTCTATAAGGATATCCCTTGTAAGCTTAGTCAATATGGCAAGAGCCTGCAGAGCGAACAGGATGCAAGGGCCTTTGTCATGAGGAATGACTTGCGGGTCAATATGGACCCGGCCATTATCATTTTACCCAACGATATCCTTACCGTGACCCATGAAGGGCAGACCCTCCAATTGAATGCTGCCCAACCTTTCTATTATCCAGATCATGTGGAGGTTATCGTGAGACGGACGGAGGAGGCGTAAATGGGGATTCATTTTGGAGGATTTGACCTTTTTGAGGATCGCTTGAAGCAAGTTGAAGACCAAGGGGTCCGTAAGATGGACATGTTCGTTAGGCAAGAAGCTGAGGTTGTCTTGGGACGAATCAAGGAGAATACGCCAACGGATACCGGGAGGCTTAAAACTGGATGGAAGCGGTCAAGGGCAATCCAGGGAAAGGTTGACATCTACAATAATGTGGACTACGCTGCGCACGTTGAATACGGACACCGAACAGCAAAAGGCGGCTTTGTGAAAGGTCGAAAAATGTTGCATCGAGGACTCCTTCAAGCAAGTAAAAGTTTTGAAGCCGATTGTGAAGCCATCTTCAAGAACATACTGGGAGGTTGATGCCGTTGATTTCATTAAGAAATATCAAGGCAGCTATCACGGACAAACTGAAAACAAAATATCCAAATTGTAAGGTGCATTTCGACAACGTTGAAAAGTCGGAGGCGCCTTATTTTTATGTGGAATTTACTACCAGTATTCACACGACACTTGACGATGTTTATTACGACCGAACGATCCAGGTGGATGTGACGTATATCCACCCAAAAGATGCCAAAGGTAGAGTGAATCGTACTGATGTTTTTGATGTGGCTGACGCATTGGACCTGCTGTTCAGGCCTTACCTGCAGGTTAAGGACAGATTTATTACAATCCTTTCGGCCGAAACGACGATGGTCGACGATGTTCTTCACTATATTTTTGACCTCCAGTTTACGGACGCATGGACGGACGAGGAAGTTGGCTATATCCGTGGCGAACTGGTGCAGACTTTGGTATTTACCCTGAATGGAACAGAAATGACTGAAAAAGACTAAAGGAGGAATGACGAATGGCGAATGAACAGGAACTGTTTGGATTGCCCGAGGTCATCATTAATTTCCGAACGAAAGCTACGACTGCGATTAAGCGGAGTGCCCGCGGAATTGTTGCAATGATCTTGCATAACAATTCTACTGATGAAATTAAAAATTATACGATTCGAGATGTGTCCGATATTCCGGAAGAAGTCTTTACCGAAGGAAATATTGACTTGATTAAGAAGTGTTTGCTGGGCACGCCGCTGAGGATTCTGGTTTATACGTTACCTCTGGAATCTGTAGCAGATGCTAAAAATACCCAGGCGAACGTTCTTAAAATGCTTGCTTCCATCAAATGGAACTGGTTGTGTGCGCCAACGGCCACTACTCAGGAGCAGCAGGACCTTGCCAGTTGGATTAAGACGCAGCGGACCATCAAGCGCAAGACGTTCAAGGCTGTCCTGGCTGACCAGGCCGCAGACCATGAAGGCATCGTTAACTTCTGTACGAACGACATTAAGGTTCAGACTGACACGGATCCTACTGGCAAACCGGTTTATACAAATTATACGGCCCTGCAGTATACGGCAAGGATTGCGGGCATTTTGGCCGGACTTGCGTTAGACCGCAGCGCAACCTATTTTAAGCTTACAGAAGTCGAGAGCGTTGAAGTTTATGAGGATATCAATACCCTGATTGATAAGGGCGAAATGTTGCTCCTTGATGAACAGGATGGGGATGGCGTCAAGATTGCCCGGGCGTGCAACAGCTTGACTACTTTTACTACGGATAAAGGGGAGGACTATCGGTACATTAAAATTATTGAATCTTTGGATATGATCACTGACGACATCCGTGACACCTTTAAGAAGTACTACGTAGGCAAGTACATCAACGACTACGACCGCAAGATGCTGTTCATTGGAGCCATCAAGGTATACTTCGAAGGCATTAAGGGCAATGTGTTGGATCAGAATGGCAATAACACGGTGGACATCGATGAACAGTTCCAGGCTAATTACGCAAAACTCCATGGTGATGATCCGACCGAAATGACCAAGATGCAAATCCGGCAGTACAACACTGGAACCAAATTAGCACTTGCAGGCAGCGTGAAACCGGTCAACGCCATGGAAGACTTGACTATCAACTTCACGTTCTAAGGAGGGTTTTGAAGGATGAACAGAAGCGAATACGATGTGAAATACAGGGGACGTCGCCGTTGGAATGGATCTTATGGCAAGGTCTGGTGCAACGGTGAATTGATTTTTGAAATCCAAAAATATGAATGTAAGGTTATTGCCAATCGTGAAGACGTGACTTGTGACATCTCTGAAGACTCTAAGATTGTGAGCCTTAAAGGGGAAGGAACCCTGACTATCAAGAGCGTCATCAACCGCAACATTGCGGCCGTTTTGGAAGAATGGAAGAGCGGACATGATCCGAGATTCCAAATGACGGCACTGATTGATGACCCCGATGCCATTGATGGGCAAAAGGAACGCGTCGTGATTGACAATGTCTGGTTCAACGAACTGCAACTCATGACCTTTGAAAAGGGGAAGGTCGTGGAAAAGGACCTGCCTTTCGGCTTTACGCCGCAGGATGCTCAGTTCATGGAAACGGTGGAATGAATCACATAGGAGCTGACGAATCCCGTTGGCTCCTTTTTGCACATAAGGAGGCATTGAAATGGCTGTATCTATTGAAGAATTGATTGCCCAGAAAGAAACGATTGAAAAGAAGCGGAAAGAGCAGTATGACCTGGAGACATCTGTTGGCACAATCACAATGAAAAAACCAACAAAAGCCTTTGTGACAGAAGTCCTTGATCTAACAGAAGATAACGATGAGTACATGGTCTACAATCTGTGCACATCTCCGAACCTGAAGGATGACAAACTGCAGAAGGCTTACGGCTGCAGTGAACCGCTTGATATCGTGAAAAAGCTCTTCGAGCCTGGCGAAGTAACGGCCATTGCGAAGGCTGTCATGGCCAAAGCTGGCTATGGCGAAAGCGTGGAAGCAAAGCTTCATGAAGAAGTAAAAAACTGATTAGGGAGGACTGGGAGGCGGCTACGGCTGCCTATCTAGTCCTCAAAGGTCACACACTGGAATATTTCTTTTCGCTATCTAGAACAGAAAAACTGTTTTGCTTTTGCGCCATGGAAGAAGAAAAGAAAGAGCAGCAGAAACAAGTAATTGCCATTGTAGAAGGGAAGGTGCCTAGCTCATGGCGGAATATAAGCTAAGTGCGACACTCGAACTTAAAGACAAATTCACCGCTGCAGTCAACAGAGCTAAGGGCGGCATGGGTTCCTTCCGGCAGACCTTGGAAGGAGCGGGTGCCTCCGTAGACCGCACCAGTTCCAGCATGGAAAAGATGGGACGGTCTGCGATAGCGACTGTAGGCAAGGTCAACAGAATCAAGAAATCGCTGGAAGGAATCAAAGGAACCTTCACGACGAGAATCCAAACAAGGGATAGTGCGACGGGTACGATTCGGAAAGTTTCCAGCGATATCAAAGCTTTGACAGGGAAGACCCATACCATCAATGTGGGAATAAAACAAAAAGTCGTTGGACCGCTCAAGACCATTAAAAATAAATTGACCAATGCAGCATCTGGCGCTCTTTCTGGACTCCCGACACAAATGATTGGCTGGGCCGGAGTGGGACTAGGAGTCGCTGATACGCTGCGGGCCTATACCGATTTTACTCACCAAATGAGCCGGGTAAAAGCTATTTCGGGAGCTAATGATGCCGAATTTACGGCTTTAACAGCGAAGGCGCGGGAGCAAGGGAAAATAACTCAATTTAGTGCAGCAGAATCCGGCAAGGCGTTGGAATACATGGCAATGGCTGGGTGGAAGACCGAAGACATGCTGAAGGGTCTATCTGGAATCATGTCCTTAGCGGCAGCTTCCGGGGAAGACTTGGGGCAAGTTTCCGATATTGTGACGGATGCCTTGAGCGCATTTAAGCTGCAGGCGCAAGACGCTGGCCATTTTGCCGACGTACTGGCACAGGCCGCAACCAATTCCAATACCAATGTAGGCATGATGGGATACACATTCAAATATGTGGCTCCGCTTGCTGGAACACTCGGCTTTAGTATCGAAGATACGGCCCTTGCTATAGGACTGATGGCAAATAGCGGCATCAAGGCTGAAAAAGCAGGGACTGCAATGCGCAGCATGTTTACTAGACTGGCAGCACCAACAAAACAGTCTGCATCTGCAATGGCCGAACTTGGGTTCAGTCTTACAGATAGCGAAGGAAAAGTAAAAAGCCTGCGGACAATCTTAAAGGAGCTGCGCAAGAACTTTAAGGGATTGAGCACGGCAGACCAGACCCGTTTGGCCAAACAGCTTGCTGGCGAGGACGCAATTTCTGGGTTCCTGGCAATCATGAATGAATCTGACGGCAACTGGAACAAGCTTGCTGATGCCGTGGACCATGCTCAAGGTGCGGCCAAAAAGATGGAGAAAACATCCACCGATAACTTGTGGGGGTCTTTAAAAAGCGCCCAGTCTGCTTGGGAATCTGTTCAGCTATCTTTTATGAACCAAGGTCCAGGAAGCACTATCAAAGAGTTTGTTGACGCTGTGACGTTTGATTTGCGAAAGCTCAGCACAGCATTGGAAAAAGGGTTTACCTTTACCGATGCCGTGGATTTAGCTAAGACAGCCGTTCAGCAGCTTATTGACAAGTTTTTGCAACTTGATGGTGTTGGATCCGTGCTGGCTGGGGGCACCTTAGTATTTGGATTAAAAAAGATTGTCAGCCTTTTGAAAAATGCCAAGGGGCTGTTTAAGAACCAAGTAACGGGAATCCCTGGAACCGGTGGCATGGGCGCAACGGATATGATTGTTCAAGCCAACAATGTCGTTGTGAACGGCGCCGTAACAAGTGGCGGTGGAGCTGCTCCGCTTCCTGGAGGGAATGGAGGTTCAGGAGCTAGCCTTGCCATGACCTTGCTTCGCTGGCTGCCTACGTTTGGGGCGGCTGCTAAAACCGTGTATGAAGTCTTCAATGCAGAAGACAAAGACTCGAAGACCAGGGCCGGAATCGGAGGAGCTGTTCAAACGGGCGTCACGGCACTAGGAACAATTGTCGGCGGACCTGCTGGCTCTTTAGTTGGGTTTGGCGTGGGGCAAGCCATCAATAATGCCATGCAGGATCCAGTTTGGTCTGCAAAGCGCAGTGATTCCAACAGCGAAATGTACTTAAACCTAGGCAACGATGAACAGACGGCGCTCAATGGCGATATCAATGGCGATACACTGGGGAACGGGCTTGATATGGCATCCCGGTTCAAGGCTGACATGGATAACTTCAAGGCATGGCTTTTTAGTTCGGATGCCCCTAGTGCAATGGATGCCTGGGGAAATGCCATGGATGGAACCGCTGAACGGTTCCATCAGGACTGGGCAGACATGAAACAGACAGCTCTAGACAGCCTGACAGGAATTGGGGTTTCTTTGACCCAAGCCTGTGATGATATTGGGGTTCAGGTTGAAACTATGAAAGATAGCGCTCAATCTGCCTGGGAGGATCTAAAACAAACCGTTGGAACTACTACCAGTGAATGGAGCGGGTATGTTGATAATGCCGTTGCTGACATCGAAGGCGCGCTTGAAAACCTAAAGAATCGCGGAATATCCATCTGGGAGAGCATTAAACAGTCGGCATCCCGTTCTTGGTCCGATATTGGTGCGTCTGCGTCTGGATCGCTTGCGGGGGCCTCTTCCTGGGTGGCAAACACGTCCCTTGGAAAATGGTGGAGAAGCCAGCACAATGCGGCTGGGGCAGAATTTTATCAAGGCGGATTCACGGAAATCAATGAACATGGAGGAGAAAGGATTGACCTTCCCAATGGCAGCAGAATTTATCCGCATGCAACAACGGTAAAGATGCTTGAAAAAGAGTTTTCCAAGGTTGGATCAGCTGGAGCGCCGGCCATTAATATTAGCGGCAACACTTTTGTGGTACGCCAAGAATCCGATATTCAAAAGATTGCTTTTGAACTTGCACAACTTATTATGCAAGGCCAGGAAAACTATGGCGGGGTGATGGTATGAGCAGCTTTGGAACAGCAATAAACGTTCTTTCAGCTATTTTGAATGGCATGAATATGGCTGGTGCACGTCGACAGATCTTGGTAAAGTCGGAACAGTTTGGCGAGGTCGTCATTCCGGTAACCCCGGCCAAATATCAGTTGGGGTCCGGGCAGAAAAATAAGGTCGTGGATATAACGAGGGTAGGAGAGGCAGTCATCTTTGGAATGCCAAAAGCACGAACGTTGACGTTTTCAAGTTTTTTCCCCGCCTTGGTTCATGAATACCCCTTTACTGTTGATGCTTCTAAGTCACCGGCAGAGCTCGTTGAATATTTTACAAAAGTAAAAGAGTCGAGGAAGCCCGTGAGAGTGATCATTACTGACAGTCCCGTCAATCTCATGATGGGGCTTATGTCTTTTGATTATTATGAGAAAGATGGGACTAGGGACATCTATTATCGTCTGGCATTTACGGAATACAAGGACCTTAATATTCCCGCTGCTAACAACATGAAACCTGTGGATGAAAAAACGGGATTGAAGAAAAGACCTGGAGGGGAGTCTCCCAAGAAGGTGACCTGGCAGAAGAAAGCCGGGGATTTCCTTGATGCAACAAAAAAGGCCTATGGCGACTACAACCATTGGCGCAGGGTTGCGAAAAGCAATAATCTAGGGTCTCTTGTGATTAGTAATGCTGGACGGATTGGGAAGATGCTGGGGAAGAATTTATGATTATCAAGCATAAGAGCATCAAATCAGAAACGACAACCAATCGGGCTGGAAAGCAAATCACAAAGACCACGGAGTCAATGGATGATTTATCCACCTTAACTATGGGGAAAATCACATGGGAAGGGTCTCGGCTGCAGGTTGCTAGACGTCTGGAGTTTCAGTATGCCCAAGACGCTAGGGACCCTAACCTGGCCAACTATGTGATCAACTGCGGGGAAACCATCTATGGATATGATGAGGATGGGACTCTGCAGTTCCAGGGGAATGTCTATGCGGTTGAGAAAGACGTCCAGGCATCGTCAGTGAAAGTCCTGGCTTATGACAACCTCTTTATCCTGACTCGTTCCAAGACGACAAGGAAATTTAGTGATGTCAAAGCGGAAGATATTACCCGTTCCGTTTGCCAGGAAATGGGCATCAAGGTGGGGAGCCTTGCTGAAACGGGAATCAAGGTTTCTTTCATTGCCCAGGATAAGACCGGGTATCAAATTATCATGATGGCTTATACAGAGGCTGCGGCCAAGCTCAACGCAAGGAAAAAGAAGGAAGACCCGGATGCAGTGTTTCACCCGATTATGAACGGGGACAAACTGGATGTTGTCAAGAAAGGCACGCTGATTGAAGGTTTCGAAGCAAACCAGTATGCCAACATCATGAATAGCCGGTACAAGGAATCCATTGAGAAGGTGATCAACAAGATCATGCTTACAGACCAGCAAGGAAATGTGGTTGGCTATGAATCTCAAGACGACTCCATTAAAAAATATTCAATGGTGCAGGCAGTCTACAAGCAGAACCCCAACCAGTCCGTGAGGGAGCAGGTGGAAAAAATCTTTCATGGGCCAGACCGAACAGGCGTCTTGGAAATGCTAGGCGACTATCGAGCAAAGGCTTCTTACTCCATCAAAATCAATGATATTTTGCCGGAAATGACGGGCAAATTCTGGATTAAATCGGATAGTCACAGTTTTGAAAATGGTACGCATACCATGAAGCTAGAAATTGAATTTGAGAATTTGATGAATAAAGAAGCAAGTCCAGAATCGGGAAGGGAGGGATAGCCATGGCTGAAATTCCATCGGCAGCACAATCCATGGCAAAGGTTGTGGATGTGATGCATAGGGTTGCTAATGGGGCTAGACCGATGGGCGTCCAGGTTGGGATTGTGGTGACTCCCCCACCGGCCCTAACAGTCCAGATGAATAATATCCTGCTGGATACGAAGGACCTTTATATCAGCCGCTATCTTCTGCCTGGATATACACGTCATATGGTTGGTGAAACCTCAAATCGTGGAGGTGGATCCGGAATGCCTGCCTACGAGAGCCACAACCACCCGATTGATAACGACGAAACTTGGACGGACACGCTGAAGCCAGGGACTCTGGTTTCGGTTATCCCTGTAGGCGGACAGGCTGACCAACTTTATATCATTGCTGACAGCTTAGTTAAGCTATAAGGAGGCAGAAAATGAGTGATGCATATCCTTTTACAGGGACCAGTGCAGGAACTGGGTATAGAGAAACGCTAAAAGTGCCTCTGGAACTTGATTATGATTTCGATAAAAATGATTTCAGATATGACAGCAACGGACAGCATATCATCGTTTCAGGAAATGATGCACTGAAGATATGGATTTATAAAGCCCTGATGACAGAACGGTTCCGCTATCTAGCCTACAGTTGGCAATATGGCCTAGAAGTTAGGCCATATATTGGTAAAGTGATGGGAGTCCAGGAACGTTACAGCGAAATGAAGCGAATTATCATCGAGTGCTTGATGGTGAATCCTTACATCAAGAGCATTGATAGGATTGATTTTACGGCAGAGCGGGAAAAGCTAACTGTGGACATTGGTTTGACAACGATTTATGGGGAGGTGAGTGTCAATGTATGAAGCCGAAAACCAAGAGGTGATACTAGAACGATTGAAACGGGATGCTGGTGATCGAGTCAGTTCATTCGAAGGGACTTTTGCAAATGATATCCTCTCTTCAAATTCCATTGAATTTAATAAACAGGAAGTAGAGCGAGAAGAAATGTATAAATCTGCCTTTGCGGATACTGCCAGTGGTGATTATCTGACGATGATCGCTGCTGATCATGGTGTGGTGCGAAAGGCTGCTACGAGGGCCGTCGGCAGCCTCCTTGTGAAAGGCAATGGGATGGTTCCCGTGGGAACTTTGTTTCAGACTGAATCAGGGATACCCTTCGTGACAACGGGACAAGATACCACTGTGAAAAAGGAAGCAACGATTGCAGCTCAGTGCACAATGCCTGGGAAAATTGGAAACGTTGACGCCAATACGATTACTGTGATCCCAATGAGTATTCCTGGGATTACGTCCGTAAGCAATCCTGAAGCAATGACTGACGGTTTTGATGTTGAAGATGATGAAGCACTTTACAACCGATTCAAATTTCACGTGACACATCCCGCAACTAGCGGAAACTGTAATCACTACATCGAATGGGCTACGAGCGTCGAAGGGGTAGGACGGGTGAAGGTAATCCCGGTATGGGATGGTCCTGGCACGGTGAAGGTTTTGGTAACGGACGCTGACGGGAATCCCGCTCCCTCCGATTTATTAAAACGAGTAGTTGCCAAAATTGAAGTCAATCGCCCCATCGGCCCCGAAGTGACAGTAGTAGCTCCAAGTCTATTCGAAATTGTTATTAAGTTACGAGTGACAAGTGGAAAGGGGAACGCCGACTATATCAAAAGGATGCTGAATAGTTATTTTAGGAGTTCACGTTTCAATGGAGCTACCGTTTCTTATGCGAAGGTGGGAACCATGATCCTTGCGGATAGCAATAGTGGCATTGATGACTACAGCGGCCTTTTGATTAACGATGGAAACGAAAATATCTTGGTCACGGATGAACAAACTCCTTACGTAAAAGAGGTGGTGTTTCTGTGACTAATCCTGATTTTCAATTCTTACGAACTGAACCGGTAGACCTGAAACGGTATCTGCCGGTTTTTTTATATCGCAGCCCAGAGTTTAAGGCTATCCAGGACAGCCTGCAAAAAGAGCACGAACGCCAAAGACTAGCTCAAATTGATGTTGCAAGACAGTTCCATGTTGCAACTGCCACTTGGGGGTTAAGCTCTTGGGAAAGAATGCTGGAACTTGATGTGAACCCTAATGCAACAGTAGAAGGACGTCGCACCAATGTACTTATTAAGCTTGCGAAACCTGAAAGTGTGACCGAAAAGTTTCTTATCAGGCTCATCAACAAGTTCATCGCAGACGGACAAGGATTTATTATCAACTACCCTAAATCTTATATGATTGACATTCTTTATCACGGGGGTCAAGTGCTTGACTATGCTGCACTGAGAGAGGCTGTACGCACCTACCTGCCAGCCCATATCGGCTACAAGCTGGTCACAATTACAACTGGCAATCTGCATTATCACGGAGCAGGGACGGTGCAGTGTTACCGCAAAAATGTCGTTGACATGACAATATCATACGATCTTAGGACTGCTCTCACGCGGCTGCATACTGCTGGGACTGTTACGAACAATTACAAACAAATGTTTATTTCGGGGGGGCAATAAGCCATGGCTAAATTTCCACCTTTAACTTTTACAACTGCTGGGACCAAGATGCTGGTCCAGGCGCAAAATGATCATAAGCTTGTATTTACTGCAGGAAAATTAGGGTCCGGGGTGCTGAACGAGAATGATGACATCTCAAAATTCACGGATCTCAAAGCGGCGAAAATGACGCTTCCGATTACAAAAGTCGATGACAGCAATCCTGAAAAAATTGTTTTGGAATTTGATACGTCAAATACTGAACTCGACGAAGGATTTGTGAGCCGCGAACTAGGAATCTTTGCAAAATTGGATGATGGAGAAGAAACGCTCTATGCCTACAGCAATGCGGGGAACAACTACGACTACATTCCGAACAAAGACACACCATCCGACGAAAACCGCATGGTCGTCAACTTGGTAGTAAGTGCATCCGCAAATCTCGCCGTGAAGATTGATAAATCCATTGTCTATCCACACTTTACCGACGTGGAAGCCATGCTCCTCTCCCACGACGCAGCTGAAGACGCCCACGCACCGGCCATTTCAAAGGCGATTGGGGAGCACGACAAGGACCCCAAGGCACATGCGGCCATGACGGCGACCATTGCTGACACCCTAAAGCCCACAGGCGACACGGACACTGTCCGCAACATTTTGTCTCAGCTGGCAAACCGCTATAAAGTCGGTGCAGGCGTCAATAAATGGACCGACGACCCAGCGACGACCCTTGCAGCGGTCAAGACCTTCATGGACAAAATGGCTAGCGGGTCCGATGTCATCTGGGATGGCGACAAGTGGCACAACCCGCGTACTGGGGCGTACGGCCTGCGCGGACAAAATGGCTACTGGTGCTTCGGCCCCAATCATGCGAACATGATTATACAGTGGGGAAGTGGTCCCGTCGAGCAC